TCGGTTGGGTCGGGGATACTTGGGGTGCCGATTGGGTCGGCATTGCGGTATCGGCCTGCATAAGTTACCTCTTTTTGTAGGCTTTCGAGTGTGCGATAAAGGAAGGGGGTGAGATCAAGTCTCGGATCCGCAGCCATCGGAAGATTTGGTTGCTGCGGATGTGGTGTCCGCATTTCTTGATTGATTAGATCAATGAATGCGGAGTAAGCCCTCTGTACTTCCCCTACCACACGGAATGGGAAACCGGAGAGCATGCCCGCGATCTCGTCATCCGTTTTAGAAGGGAATAGATACTTCAGTGCTTCAATGCTATCAACACCTAACTCTTGCAAGTTTCTGGTGAAGATAGACTGGTTGAGTTTATCCTGTGTTGTGTCTTCATACACAGGACCCATCCAGCGCCAAAGGACAGTTCTATCACCATCTGGTGCAAGTCCTAAGACACCTGGAGGAAGCTCCTCCGTTTCGATGGCCTCATCAATAGCTGCTTGAAGTTTCTGCTCGTATTTAGCTTTCTGTTTATCGTATTTTTCAAGAGCTTTATCGTCTGGATCCTCGGGAAGTTCTGGATACTTGATGTTCTTTGCGTAAGCAAGAGACTTACGGAAAATCTGCTCTTCTTGGAAGATAATCAGCTCGAGGCACCTACAGATGCCGTAGGTATAAAGCTGAAGACACTTCTTCTTAGCAGTGGCGCTGACCCGACCATAAGCAGACTTGTACTCAGTCGCGGTGACATTGGTAATGCTGAGGTCATCGATGCCACCCAAGGCAAGGCGAATCTCACTACGCAGTTGCTCGGCATAACGGGCCTGGTCAGTGCTAACAGCATTCGGTGTGATGAAACCGACGCGATCGGTTGGCTCCAGGTTGGCGATGACCCTGGGGACACGCATACCAGAACCAGGCTTCCCGACGTAACCGGGAGATTGACGGGTGATCGGGTCCTGCTTGTATGTCGAACTGGATAAAGAGAACTCAGACTCGAAGCCAGATTGGCTTGAGATGCTGGGGCGCTGGCCAGGGGTGTCTTTGTCGTACTCGACGATGTCTTGCTTAGGCCGCGACGACAGCAACGTCGGGTTGCCGAAGAACGAGAGGTTGGCGCGGATATTTTTTACCATCTCGTCGTGAGCAACGATCTGGTTCGCCATCCACTCAAACTCACCAGAGCCGTCAGTACCGAAAGCGTCTGGATTGTTTAGGACCTCAACACAAGGGATGAACTCCATTGTGTTTTTTAAAGTCTTCTTATCAGTAAATGCGTACTCCAGGTCAGGGTTATCGAAGCCGATCTCCTGCTCACTGTGCTGCTCTTGAATCTCCGTGGCGGTGATCCTCAGGCGCATGTAACGCTTATCAGTACTCAGGCCGACGCCCTGGAAACCTTTCTTGGATTTGACCTTATATGGATAGATAATGATGACTTCTTCTAAGTCACCTTCGGGAGAGTAGTAAGTGCGGTAAGAATCGCGATCGAACCAATAAATACGATAAGTTTTCTGAGTTGGTCGGATATAGAACAGTCCCTTACCGTAAGCCAGGAAACGATCCCAGATGGAGTCGAGCCGAGCATCAAGCTTGTTGAATTTGATGACTTGCTGGACGAAGTCATAGCGCTGTGAACCGAAGTTGTCCTGCTGCGGGTAGAACTCGACACCCTGCCGAATCCCAAACATCTTCATTTGGGACAGGTGCGCGTTCACCAACATGGTGTCCGCAGGGCCTGTACTGTCGCGAGAGACTACCGACTTAAGGATAGACTCAAGTTGTGATTTAGCACTATCGCCCATTCTGTTTGTTAGGTCTACTGATCAATATCGTAACCAGCTTCTATACGTTTGAAAGTAATGACTCCGTCCTCAGCTTCAACATCAAAGCGTTCATTGGGTTGAAGTGAGAGGTCGTGGCACAACTCATCCGGTAGAGGGATGACAGCAGAACCATAAGCATCTTGCTCAAGCTCCACTTCGTAGTAGCTGGGTGACATCGCGTTTGAATACATATAGTTTAAATCGTCAATACTCTAACTCCAATTTGCCTCTAGTCATTAGTCCATTACAAAGCCAGACCAGAGCGTCAACACAGTCATCGTGAGAGCTAACTCCAAAGTTAACAATCTCATCCTGAAGTGCCTGGAATTTCCTATATTTATTAAAGGTGATCTTCCGCTGTTCGAAGAGACCCATGATGCCACGGAAGCGAGCAACCTTGTCTCCACGGAATCCTTTGACCGGATGCCAGTTCACGTTGTAAAGACCGTGTTCACCTTGACAGATACGTTTAAAGTCTGCCTCCAGTGATGCCTGGTAGGCCACAGCTTCTGACCAAACCTCGATACTGCTACCTGTAGGGAAATATTGATCTTTTTCTTTGTGTACAACACCCCACTCTTCCATCATCTCCATTAAGGCTTCTAATTTTTCAAGGTTTCCCATGATGCGAAGTCTCTTACAATCAATGATGTGTATCTTCCCTCCCACTCGCCCTCCCATCACGAAGACCGTATAGTCGTTTCGTTCTCTGACACCTGCAGAAAGATCGACCCCGATTCCTAAAGTATCGAATTGAGTGGCGATTTCACCTTTGACGATCAAATCAGGAGAAAGAGAAAGTTCGCTGGTTTGAACGACCTGATTTTGGTACTGGAAAGAAAAAGCGATTGGGGCTTGGCGACGCCGGTCGCGCAAATAATCGAGCGACCACATTTCTGGCCAATACGATTGCTCATCTCCGTTCTTGTCTACGGAAATGGCTGATTGGACGATTTGCACCCAGTTGTTGGCTGGAATGAACGTGGAGTTATGAATGTCGTCATGGCGGAAGCGGGTGCCAAGACAGATCGCACGACCACCCTCAAACATCGTCGGAACAATAACTGAGTTCCAGTTATCTTCCATGGCTTGCCGGATATCACGGTTTTTGATGTCATCCGCACTCTTGATGGCGTCATCAATGATGCAAAGGTGTGAACGCTTCGAGGTCACCGCACCCTTGAGACCTGCACAACAGACCGTGAACTCTTCTTCACCTGCTGTCCGGATCCCGGCGAACTTCCAATCAATACTCCAATATTCATTTGAATTGATTCCCTTTGCGATCTTAACGGTGGGAAAGATCTCCTTATAAGTCTTACTCTCCTCAATGATCCTCTTGATTGCTGCGCTCTTGGGTCGTGCCACATCAACCGTGTAGGAGATGTAGAGGATTTTCAAAGGTTTTTTCGCCAATGCATGAACACCAACAGCCCAGGCTGTGTACAAACCTAAGATCGTGGATTTCGCACTACCGCGTGGCGCCAGGATATCGATATTTGGTCCACCGATACCAATTAGACATTCAGAGTCTTCACCAGTGCAAAGATACTTATGCCATTCCTTATGGTGCGTAGCAGGGGGCTTATCACCGACTACATCACAAAAATAAGCAAAATCCTTACGTGCACGTTCGATATCAATGTTCGACGTCTTCTTTACAACGCGCTGCTGAGCGGCAGCTCGTGCTGTGCGTCGATACACACTATAGATACTTGTACCTGCCATGCACAAAGCATAGCGTAAGGATCCTACGATTCTTCTTGCAAAATCTTAGTCCAGACGCCCATCGAGGCCTCCTGGAGTGGACCTTCAATCGGATCATCACGGAAGATCGTTAACATCTCACGAAGTGCACGATCAGCACCAGCAAGAATCAAACCTTGCTTGTCCATCAATACCTTCTCATCATTCAACTGCTTGATCGAACCACGCAGTTCCTTCTGCATCATTGCGATGCGTGATGTACCCATATCTTGCTTCACCATCCCCATGTCGATCGCATCTCGCAACTTGGAGATGTCCATCGTCATGTGATCAATTTCCATCTCCAGAACAGCAGCAAAATCCCGCTTCTTAAAGTTCTCCGTAGACCACTCGTCACATTCGACGATTGTTCCGGTGAACCCCAGGAAACGGGCGTACAGATAGATCTGGATGGGTGTTCGGGCTCTTTTGCAAAAAGCTAGAAAGGATTCACGGTCTTTGTCGGTTAGTTCGTGAATCCAATCAATCATGTCCGATATTGGCTTTGCGCCTGCTCGTAATCCCTGTTCTCTTTATAGCGCCGGAACATCTCTGCTTGCAACGCAGTAGCACGTTGTTCTTCTGCTGTTTTTCCGACGGTCTTCCGTTGCTCTTCACCAGTAGTACGGACCGTTGCACGTTCTTCTTGACCCCTGGTTTGCGTGGTCAGACGTTCCTGTGCACCAGTGGTCTCGATCGCTCTGCGCTGCTCAGTACCACGGGTCTGGATCAGACCAGTCTCAATCTGACCGGCTTGTTCTTGCGTGAGCCGAGTTTGGCGACCAGTTTCACCAATTGTGGCGCGTTGCTCCTGACCCCGGACCCGGGTCAACCCGGTCTCGATCTCACCAGCTTGCTTCTGCGTTAATCGCGTTTCGGCACCAGTCGCTTGAATACGACGGATGTCCTGGCCAGCGAAGAACTCAGCATTCGTACGGTCGAGCTGAGCTCCAAGCTCCATGTTCAAGCGGGATTGCTTTGCACTCGCCTCATTCAACGCAATTTGCGTCGATAAAGACTGTGTCGGAACAGGAGTAGGCTTCGGCGGCGGTGGGGCCGGAACGTACTTGACCTTTGTCTTTTTCTTCTTTTTACCGCCCATTACTAATACCCGTACGTTGTAATTTTAAATTAGCCAAACCGGCGACCGGTTCCTAATGAACCAAACTGATTAGCGGCTTGCTGTTGCGTGGCGATTGCCATTGCTTCCTTGAGGAACGCATCAGCTGCACCAGTCATCTGCTGCTGCTTCGAAGCCATGATCGCTTGCTGCGCCAGGGGCTGCTGTTGCTTGAAGGCTAAGAAGTCCTTACTTGCAGCGAGAGCTCGAGAGGTTGCACGTGCACCAGCCGCATCCAAGATTGGATAAAGAGCCTGAGCTTGCTTCACAGACTGTTCGGTGCTGATATCACCTGAAGTCCTGAGAAGATCTTTCAAGAGCTCAGCATTGGCTGCACCAATCTCCAAATCGCGGTCAAGTGTCGTATCAAATACTTCTTGGTCCTCTCCCTTAGTCTCAGTTTTCTTTGTCTCGGCTTGATCGGCGACTAATGCGCCGGCTGCTTGCTTCAGAAGATCGTAATTAGACTGCCGTTGCTGAAGGAGATCTTCTTCAGATAGCGCAGGTTTATACACACCCAAGAAATCACCCACTTGCTCCAGGAGGTTCGTAGGCCCTGCTTTCTTCCCTAAGGTCGAGGTGTATCCCTCGGGGAAAAAACTCGTCCCCCGAAGCATATCCTCATACTCAAGGTTCTTCTTGAGAAAATCCTCAGATCTTTGACGAATTGTTGTCATATCACTGGTATTGGTATTGGCGGGTCAGAGCACCACCGGCTTGTTGCAGTGCGCCGAGACCAGCCTGCAGACCAGCGGTTTGAGCAGCCTGTTGCATTGCAGCGCGGGTTTGGATGTTCTGGCGGATGCCAGCACCAGCCATCTGACGCTCGAACTCTTTCTTGGAGCGGGCCTCAGAAGCTGCCTCAATCTCGGGGAGCAGAGTGCGGAGCACATCACGCTGGGTCTGTGCATCCTTCAGAGTTTGAAGACGCTGGCCCATGCCTGCGGGTCCAAGGACATCGGTCGGGCTGCCATAAGGATCAGTCGGTCCGTACTGGCCCATGCCAGGAGGCAGTGCGGCACCACCGTAGACGGGCTTACCGTCAGCGGTGTAACCGATAATGCCCGCTGCGGATTGACCGAGATTGCCAACGGCTCCGGTGGCGGCACCAGTGAGACCGCCTACAAGGCCACCCGCCATTCGTCCTGCGACAGGAGCAACAGCTGATGCTGCCAGAGGCACTAGTGCAGCGCCGATTTGCTTTGCTGCCAGAGGAGTTCCTTTAATGCCGGCCAAAGAAGCTAAGCCTGGAGCAGCTTTTGCAGTGGCAGCCATCGGAGCGCCTAATTTACCGAGACCAAAACGGCCTAATCCATATCCAGCACCGGCGCCTAAGAGACCTCCCATTAGGCCGCCTTCTTTAGCACCTTCAGTAAAGCCAGTCGCGGCAGTAAGGTAAGGCAGAGCTTGCATCGCCAAGCGCCCAGCGCCAGCAACTAAAGGAACAACAGCCATAACTAAATACTTCTTTCTATGTTAATTAGTTTAATTTAGGTAACTTTTGGATTACAACTAACCAAGGGCGCCAGCGCCCGCGCCAATTACAGCGCCAATCGGACCACCAGCAGCAAATCCTTTCAAGCCACCCATCAGCGCACCGCCGATTCTTCCACCAGCGCCTTTGCTATAGGACCCTTCGTATTCAGCGAAATCAGGCTCTCGGGTCGGGGTGTACAGGAACATGTCATCACCCATCGACTGGATAGACCCTACTCCCTTTTTATCTTTGTCTTGGTTCTGGCTATTAATGTAATTAGCCATTGCATCACCGGCCAACTGCGTACCTGATTTCTTACCACCGCCCAAGATCGATCCAAACATGCCAGCCATGCGAGTGGCTGAAGCACGTGACTCATCACTGGGATTGAAGAAGCTTCCGGGTTTCCCAATGCCGAAACCACTAGAAGTCTTGCCGCCAAACGGGTTGTAGTCAATGTTGCCTGCTTTACCGCTCAGGACATCGCTGGGGCTAAATCCACCGACTTTTCCGCCGCCACCGAAAAGGTCAGCTGAATTAAGTCCGCTTTTAAGTGAAGTAGAAAAAGGCATGATTAATCAGTATTGAGGGGTTCCGCCAAAGATTCCTTGGCCAACAGCAATAGGATCAAATAATCTTGAGCCTGACATAGGTTGATTACGTGGTGTCATCGCATCAGCCCGGGCTTGTTGCAACATCAGTTGCTGCTGAAACTTTTGTTCATTCATCCGCATATATCCCTCTTGCCTCACAAGATCAGCTTGTAACTTCTGATCAATTGCCCCCATGGCACCAGCTTGACGTACAGCAATCTCTTCTGCATTGGAGCTAGGGCCGGATTTACCGAGCTGTTCAAGAACCGTCGGAGCAATAGCAGCAAGAGCAACAGTTCCTGCGGGAGCAAATCGACCGATCCTGGCGGCAACAGGAGCTGCTGCTCCTAACTTAGTAGCGATCTTCTCCGCTCCACGAGATATGATTCCGCCTGCTTGTGCTCCTCTCTTTTGAACCATCTCTTCCATGCCTAAGTCACCTAAGTAGGCACTCAAACCCTCACCTGCCATTTTGACAGCGGCCTTGCTTAGATCACGCTTTGCATACTCAGTTTTATAGCCCATTAAATGTTTACTCCACTAGCGCCAGGGAACTTGCTGGCTGTATTAGGACTACGCTCGTTAGATGCATAGTTTGCTGGTTGTGATACCAGTCTATCAAGGTTCTCCGGTCGAATCATTTCTTCCTGTTCAATAATTCCTCGATCACCAGCTTCGATATAAGCTTTCAAGAAATTAGAGGCACGATCGTCATACGCAGGATCGCCGAATGCAGACTCCTGAGTTTGAGCAGCCATATCAATCTTCGCCTGTGACTCAGGACTAACACTCGAAAAAGTCTCACCCCCAGCGAAGAACCCAGGCTGCCTAGGGTTCGTTTGCTTCAACTTACCGGCGAACTTACTCTGAAGACCTGCTGTTTTGACAGGCCCCAAAGTCCCTTCAGCGGGTGACTTTCCGCTTAAGAAATTTTCGTCGGCAACATTTGTTCTTCGAATGTTACTTACCATTATCAGGAAGCAGTGTTAACTTTTGCGGTGATGTCTTCAGCAGCCTTACGTTGTTCGAGGGGCATGCCGTTTTGCTCCAGGAGGCGGACCTTCTGAGCGGCTGCACCAGGAAGCCAGGACTGGGCCATATGCACAGCCAGCTTCTTGATTTCATCAGCGGACAGCTGACCGTCAGCCACAGATTCGACAGCAAGCTCAAAAGCTTTATCAACCTTGGAGCCGTCCCAGTTGCTCAAGTTCTTATCAAGAACTGGGTCGATGATGTCGTAGGCTTTCTCAACAAGGGGGCCATATTTGAGAATGGCCATGGCAGTCATATTCTTCTTCAGGAACACCGCCAGGGCAGTGACCGCTGCGCCGAGAAGGGACGCAATGACCGGTTCGAGGAAGGACATGGTTTCAGAGTATATATGAATATATTACTCTCGATCACATATTGCCCATCAATTTGTTGACGACGTCCTGAAAGAAGGGAGAACCTAAACCGACAGATTTACGTGCCTGTTCTTCTGCCCGCATACGTTTTTGATCAACTTTCGGTTCAGCTGCAGGTGCCTGAGCTTTTTGGAGCAGTGCACCAATCTCACGACCTTTATTACTGACAAAAGGACCAACAGTTTCAGGCGTCGGAACATAAGACTTGCCACCACGGGACATCTGCTCTGTTGCATCTGGAAGCACATTTCCGCGCTCCAGCATCTCGGACATCAGTTCACGATTTGAAGGCATAGCAGTACTGGAAGCAGGTTGACTGGGCTGTGCACCGAGAACATTTCCACGCTGCAACATTGATGCCATTAACTCAGGGGAAGCATCTAATCCGCCACGAGCCGGATCGTTCATATCATCAGCCATACCAATGTAAGTACCGGCGTGAATACCTGCATCAAGATCACGTTTACTGCCGCCAGGATGACTCTTGGGAATCGGCCTGTCTCCCTTGTATCCAGTCTGATCACGCTCACGGATCATTCTGTTCATTGCTTTTGCTTCCGTCAGGAATGCACGGGCCTCTCGAATCATGGAAGCACGATCCAATTTCGCAACATTGCTGACATCACTTACGATTTGACCAGATGAAGGCTGCTGACGGACGACGGGGGTAGGATCTGGCGGTGAGCTGACAGAGGCACGCTGAGCCGCAGTACTCTCGTTCGCAACATTTACGTCAGCTTGAGGTACAGCTGATTGATGAGAAATACGATTTGCAAGGAATGCTTTGGCTTTTGCTCTCTCTTCAGGTGTTACCTCGACTAAAACGTCCGGATCGTCGTAAGCCGAAGGGTCTACAGATGAAGAAGTAATAGGACCTGGTTTAAAACCTTGAGAACCTGATGGGATCTCTGCCGCAGGTGAAGAGGGCTGACCTTCTGCTGCTAATTCAGAAATAATTTTGTCGCCAGCATCTTTGACCATGCCGCGATAAACTTCTGCATCCTTTGCTTGCAATGCGCGGGCAGTCGCGGTCGCTTCTCTTTCTTTAGCGCCTTGTGCTTGAAGATCTTTAATGAAAGCGTCAGCTTCATTCTCTTTAGAAGTTGACTCACCTCGCTTGCCTGCAAGCTGTGACAAAAGTAGGCCACCAGCAACGGCACCACCTGCAAGAGCAGCTGTTTGGCCCACGCCAGAAATGAAGTCACCTACTTTGCTGAGAGGACTCCGCCGCATGGAATAAACCTGGGGCGCAATAGCCATCCGCCCTGCTGGAGTGTTAGGAATGGGCTGCCCGGTCATCCGGGAATAAAACTCGAAGTCTGCCGGAGATACGGGCATAACTATCTCTATTTACCACGTTATTCCTAAGTTTAAGTTGACTCAACTCCCTGCGGCCGGATCCCCCAAACCGCCTTATAATTAGGGCAAATTGGGTAAAAAAATCGGAGAGACATCTGGCGGGCCTGTCATAAAAGTTTACGTTGTAGGAAAAAAAAGACCCTGTGTAACGCGTTTGTAACATTGTTACTTTCGCTTCATGAAGCGCTTTACATTCAGTTACAAAGCACGTCGCTTCTATATATAAAGGCGACACGAAACGGATTTGTTGACAGCTGCCGAATTTTGTGGGCATGATTGAACCAACGGCGAAACGCTCGCCGCTTCTGATCACTTCGCAGATCTCACATGTCCATCACTGCCAACGTTTCCCGCTCCACCGTCGTGGACAGCTGGGGCCGCAACGTGAACCACTACGTGGTCGCCCTGAGCAACGGGATCACGGTCAAGCGCCAGTCATCGGCCCGGGCCAACTGCCCGGAGGGGGCCAACGGCGTCGCCATTGATCTGGAGTCGGCTACCGTGCTGACTGCATCGGCTGACGTTCGCCGGTGCTTCCGGAAGTACAAAGGCGATGCCGATGTGGTCGTCGTCGACCTCCGCACCGGAGAGGTCACAGCCTGCGCCTAAACTCACCCTGGGGGGATCCTCCCCCCCACCATTTCAAACCACTTCGCTAGGTTTCACCATGTCACGCGCCACCATCCCCGCCGATCTGCGGGAGCTCCGGACCCAGTACGGGTTCACTAGTTCAAACGTACTCACCCTGACGAACCCTAAGGTTCTGAAGTCTGAGAGCATCGCCCCTACGGCTGTTCTGCATCTCACCCCTATGTGGCTCGGCTCCTGCCCTGCTGCTGGCTCCTGCCAGGCTGTCTGTCTGAACCGGGCCGGTAACCCTGCCTACCTGAAGGGCAAGCTGCAGCGCCGCAAGCTCCGGTCCCTGGCTTTCTACGATCATCCCCGGGCATTCAAGCGGCTGCTGGTGCTCGAGATCCTGCGGTTCGCCAGTAAGCATCAGGGTTCCCCCACCCTGGGGCTGCGCCTTAACGGTACTTCCGACTTCCGGTGGGAGCGCGAGACCGTAGACGTGGACACCGATCTGGCCGGGTATGTCAGCCAGGCCTTCGGGTTCACCCTGCCCGTGGGGACGTGGTCTCTGTTCTCCCTTCTGCGGGCCGTGGTCCCGTCCCTGAAGCCCTACGACTACACCAAGCGGATTGACCGGGACTGGGTGGCCGCTGCCCGGCAGGGATACCATCTGACCCTGTCCCACGGTTCAAAGTTCGACACCCTGCGGAAGGCTTCCGCCCTGGGGCTGAACTATGCCGCAGCCATCACCCTGCCCCGTAACGCTGCCCTGCCCGATACCGTCACCATTGACGGGCAGTCCTTTCCCACGCTGGATGGTGATGTCACCGACTGGCGCCCGGGTGACGCTTCAGGCCAGACCCACGTGGTCCTGCTCAGGATCAAGCGGACCCCAGGCCAGACCGAGGAACAGCGCCGCGCCTTCTGTATCGCCTGAGCCCTTCGGGGCTCCCACCATTGCCAACCCTTACCCTCTCCAGACCATGTCACGCTTCAGCATCGACAGAATCGACGAATACGGACAGCCCTACTCTGTGTGGGAGTCCGACGACATCTCCGAAGCCTGGGACCAGCTGGATTCCCTGGCTGCTGCCCTTGATGAGTCACGCCAGCCCCGATCCGGGCAGTTGGAAGACATCATCCGGGATCTCCGGAGCCAGATTGAAGAGGCTGAGGCCGAGGAAAGCGAGGCCACCATGCAGGCCATCGCCGATCTGGTGTTCCCGCCTGCCCCATGGCAGCGGGCCTGAGTTACAAGAACCGATTTTTGTCCATTTTTATTCGCAAGAACCATGGGAAGACACAGAATCCGCGTGAAAATCACCGCTGGTGGGGCCGATACCCGGGACATGCTGGCCTGGATTGAGGCATTCGCCGCCC